ATGGTCAGGTGAAAGTTCTTCGCTTTGGTAGACAGCTTCATAAAATTATTATGGATGCAATGCAAGGTGAAGAGGCGGCAGATTTCGGACCAAGAATTTTTGATCTCTCTCCTAAAGGATGCAATTTTAGAATTAAGGTCGAGAAGCAAGGTGATTATCCGACTTATGTATCATCTAAATTTGCACTTCCGAAAGAAATCCCAGGTCTTGAAGAGGAAGATATCAAGGAGATTTATAATAAGACTTTTGACCTTGAGTCATTTGTCACTATGAAAGAGAACGATGAGATTAAGCAGTTGCTTGATGAGCATTACTATGGCATAGAGGCTGGTGATTCAGATACGAATGACAGCAAGGAAGTCGAAGAAGTGGCGACACCTGTGAAGAGTGTGCAACCTCAAGCTACACCTCAAGCAGCTCCTGCATCATCTTTCGCCGATGATACAATTGAAGATCTCCTTAAAGGACTCGAATAATAATGGAAGATGCATTTAGAGACCCAACGCCCGCTGAAATTCAGCGGGCTGTTCTCCAATTTATGGGAGAAAATATTGGTGAGTTAAAGACTCTCGATTCACACATTGTTAATAGAACGAATACTTTAAATGGTATCACATTGCGTCCGGAGGAAGTTTTAAAAAGTATACAACCACTACAAAGTATACCACAGCAAATTCAACAGCAACCAGTTATTCCGCAAATGCAACAGCCGGTTGCTATTACTGCACCGCCACCGCAGCAGCCAGATAACGGCCAGCTTGAATTTGATTTTAATCCAAGTCATTACGAAGAGATAATGAAAATCCTCAATACACATACACGCGAATTAAGAGAAATAAATGCAACGCTTCGTGAATTGGGCGATATCATTGCATCACACAATAAAAAAAAGGACTAATACACACGTTGCTTAGCTTATTTGCGCGTGTATAATGATGTAATGAAATTAACGATACCGAATAAAGATTTATTTCTTAATAACTTTCTTGTATCAATTGGTAAGATTGCTGAGAGTGCAACACTCAAGATTACTCCAGGTCGTATTGATAGTTTAGTGAGCACAGCAGATAATACTGCTATTATTTCTATAAGTTATGAGGATAGCAATATTGATTGTGAGACAACACTAAATATACCTGACGTCAAGAAGCTATGTCGTGTAATTCAATGTATTGAGACACCGAGTTTTGATCTTTCTGTAAGTAGCAATAATGTAAGCTATACATCGAAAACTATACGGTTTAAATATCATTTATATGATGATGGTATTATAACTGTACCGAAGATTGACCTTAAAAAACTTGAAACTATTGATTTTGATAGTAAATTTACACTCGCATATCCTTCGGTAGCATCGCTTGTTAAAGGTAGCACGATTGCAACAGATACAAATAAAATATATCTGTCGTTTGCTGACAGTGAAGTTCATGGAGAATTAACAGATCACGCAAGAGCGAACACCGACTCCTATGGCTTGCTGATATCCTCTGATTTCACCGGAAAGCCTAATCTTAAACCACTACCATTGAATTTTGAAATATTCAGAATAATTTCTTCTATGAAATTTACAACTTCAGTGTGTAACATTGCATCTTCGCTCGGTGTTATGACATTTAATATTGAGCTTGAGAAAACAAAGATTAAATTTATTATATCTGCCTTAGCAAATTAGTATGAGTAAAAATAAATTAAAAACACCGAGTTATTTTATAAAGAGATTGCGTGATAACGGTTTTATAGCAATCAAGTTATTTACAATGTATGATAAAGCTGATCCGAGACGCTGGACGGCTATCGTAAATCCAGGTGAACGCTCGGTCTTCATTACATGCTACAACAACAAAGACAGTCTCGGTGATGTAATGTTCGAATTTAATGACGGCGGTGTGAGTATGCCTAAGAATATTTTTCTTAACACCAGTAGCATTGAGGTGATAATTGATTATTTGATTACTAAAGGCGTATCAAATACACACTACCAAGGTAGATCCCGCTTCGTATCAAAGGATATAAATAATAATGATGAAAGACAAGAACAATCACAAGAAGCAACCGGATCCGGACAGTAGCAATTCTTTCGTCCCGAATAAAGACGCATCTGCAAAAGAAGTTATTCAGTCTGCTCTGTCAAGCTTTTTAAAAGAAAAGATACAAGAAAAAAATATAACTAAAAAAAATCTTGAATCGCTTATAGGGGTAATTGAAGAGTTTTTAAATTGCTTTATTGTTCTTGGATATACATTTGATGGTACACCTGTACAATATATTTGTGCTCATACTCAACAAGAAGCAGATTCACTTGCAACACTTGTAAATAAATTTTTTCAAAATGCTTCAGCGTCTGACGAAGATATTGACGAATAGAGTATTCACCCTACATCCGAAACAACGTCATGTTTATGCGGTAACGGGAGGTAAATACCTCGGTGAACTTCTTGTCTTTATGAAGGACAAAGGCAGTACATACTCGTTTCTATCTCTTCCCGATATGCATATACGCGATATACCTGCTGATAAATTTAAGTTTGGTATAAAGGAGCATATAGTGGAAGTGGTTGAGAGATTGCCTAAATATGCGTACAAGGCTTGTGTCGCGCAATATACAAAAAATACAACACAAGCATAAATAATATTATGGATCTTATTCAACCAAAAATTATAACCTCTCCGATAAGCGGTCAACCTTCACGACCCGTTCTTAAAAGGTATATCCGCGAAGGTAAAGAAGTTGTAGAAGCGGAGTATTATGACCCTGCTTCAGGTGCTTTTATTCGCAAGGGTGTAGTTTCAGTAAAAGATATACAAAAATAAGGCTTGTATATTCTCGCGAGTCATATATAGTTAATATGTGATATTGCCTTTAGAATATATTGTACAAAAGTTCTATCAGTATGCAGGATTTCCAAAGTACAAAAAATTATCCAAAACACACGAAGCGTGTTGTCCTATATGTCGTGAAGGCCGCTCATGGGGACGCAAAAAACGCTGTTATTATCTCGTAGAAAAGAATGCTATTTGCTGCCACAACTGCGGCTGGTACTCCAATCCTATTGAATGGATATCGCTAGTAGCAGGTCTCACGAAAGAGGAGATATATAAAGAAGCGCAACACTTTGACATATTGCCGCTAGATGTCCTCCATCAGGATAGCAATCCGTTACCTGAAAAGACATATCATCACGTATTACCGCTTGACAGTATAAATTTGTATGATGACAATCAGTTATCATTTTATAGTACTAATAAAGTAGTAAAAGACGCATTGAGATTACTGCGTGACCGACGTATAGACAAAGCAGTCAATAAGCCTGATACATTATGGCTGTCACTAACAGATAAAGTACATAAAAACCGTATCATTATACCTTTCTACGACGAAAAAGGAGAAATTATATTCTATCAAACAAGAGCGATATACGAGAAGGATACACATTACAGACCGAAATACCTCGGAAAAATAAACGGTGAGCGATCTCTCTTTAATATTAATAAAATCGATCCATCACTCGACTACATCTTTATATTCGAAGGTCCGATTGATGCGTTCTTTGTACGTAATGCAACAGCGGTAGCTGGCATTCAAGAAAAGAGTAACAAGACATTTACTATACTACAGGAGCAACAGCTCTCGCAATTTAGATTGTATAAAAAGATATGGGTTTTAGATAGTCAGTGGCAGGATAACGCCAGTTACAAAAAAACTGAAATATTAATAGATCAAGGTGAGACAGTATTTATATGGCCTGAGCGTATAGGGAGACAGTTTAAAGATATAAATGATCTCTGTATTGCATGTAATAGATATGAAATACAACCATCACTTTTTATTAAAAATAGCTTTTCAGGTATAAAAGCTAAATTAATGCTTAGCAATATTAGTCGTTAGCGGAAATTTTATAACCTTTAAAGGACTCACTCAAAGAGCTTAATTCAGCAGCAAGACGTGATATTTTTTTCTTTTCACTACGTGCGATGTCTTGAAAGATTGTCTCGCACGGTGCCTCGTGAAGCTTAGATTGAATAGAGTCTGGTGACGTACCATTTAAGAATTCGATAAAGGAATCAAGAGTCGCAATCCATTCATCAAGCTGTTTAATTTGACCAGCTTTGTGTTGATCAACTAATTGCGCTCTACCAGCTTGCTGTACATCAAAATCGCTTGGTCTTGCAGTATCGAGCTGCTGCGCCATTGCTTCACGGTCGTTTGCAGGTGCAGGCTGTGGCTCTTCGTCCGCTTCGAGTATATAATTAAATTTTTTGCTAAACAAACTCATATAATTATTTATACAACGTATTAAATATTTTTGTGAAAAAAAAGCTGTTATTTGAAGATGCAACTATGTACTATAATAAATGGGTACAAGGCATCGCAGGGAAAGAATTTGGCACACAGCGGTTGGATTTTAAAGATATAGTAAATGCCAACAAAGATCACGAGTCACAAAGCCCAAACGTTACAAAGGCGGGTAACAATATGCCATACCCGCTACCAAGCACTGTCTCTGTTTTTGGTGATCTAATCATCCATACTTCTAATGCATTGACAATGTTTAGAACCGCACTTAAAAATCCTGCAATAAAAAAGAATAAGCAAATGGAAGAAGAGATTACTGAAATTGTAGATGTGTTAAAAAAATCTTTAACAGATCTAAATTCTTATTTTGTAAAAGCTAAGGAAAAAGTTGAAAAAATACCACCTACATCTTAAGTTAATTGTGTGAAAACACTTATAAAGCAACTTCTATTGCTGGTTGCAGTAACTTCAGCTATTACATTTCTTCTTACATCTATTGGCCTAAACGTAGCTATCTCAGTAGCTATTAGTCTCGTTCTTCAATTTGCTGTGTATAACGGTTTCAATTACATAGTTGATAGCTTTACAATAACACGTATACGTAAGATAGAGTATGAAAAAATACGGGAGTTGAGCTATCAGACAGCAGAGGTTGCATGCCCGTGTTCACCAGCACATATACAGCTCATACCTATTCGTCTCAATACAAATAATCAATACACTTGTGACAAATGCCAAAAACTTATTAAAGTTTATGTAAATTTTGAAACTGCTTTAGCGACCGAACCCATAATCGAAACAAATCCAGAAAAGCTTTTTAAAGCAAAAATTAATGATACCAAATAGTATAGCAGATATTACAACGGAGAGACAAAACGATTCATTTGTACAAAAACCACAAATCGAGCATATTGATTATGACAGGATTGCGGCTTTAATAAAACAACAACTCTCTATTGACCAAGCAAAAAAATTTGACGAAGGCTTTACATTCTATAAGCCTTCAAGTAACTATAAACTATTTTTAAAAAATGTTATTACCCTCTATTTTAATGCTATTATTGCATCTTCAAAAAAGAATATAACCGACGATAATGAGAGGCAAACCACGATTTCATTATACGAAGGTACATATAAAACTTTAATAAATCTTCTTGACACAATTACAGCGGCTGCTGACAAAATGACAAAAGAAGAAAATATTATTGACGTTCAGGACATTTCATGTATATTACTGGGGTATGCAACAGAAACACTCAAACGAGCACATCACCATAAAGACAACAAAGGGCAGTGAGACGATGGAAAAAAGCGAATATACACGCTGGTTGTGTCTTCTTGAAGCAGTAGATATTGTTTCAGGTAAAATGAAACAACTTGGTCATAGACTTCAAAATGAAGATATGGACTGGATTAAGCCACTTGCTTTTCAAAAATATATTAACGAGCGATATGAATCTATGAAGTGTGAGCTCGAAATGCTTGAAGAAAATAATGATCAAATCGATTTTACATGCACTACATTACCGGCACACAGTTCGCAGTTAATTCACAGCTAAGACCACGTCAATCTACGACAGGTGAAAGATTAATACCAGGCACTGTCTATCAGGTATTAAAAATAGAGAAAGTGGAGAGCGGATACCTTTATACCTTCATCGATTCAAATCGTAATAGAATAAAGATACCGTTTAATAGCTGTAGAGAGGCTGATAAGATGATATCTCTTTATCGCAATGAACGCATACCAGATTATGATGCGTTTTATAGTAACAGTACAGATCTTTAATAATATCCGCCGTAAACGTCACCGTAGTCAGTCTTTGAATAATCAAAAATATTCTTCGACTCTATATCAACACTAAATGAGTATGGTTTATTTGCACCTGACATAGCCGTCAGAGATGTATTCTTTGTATCATCATATACTTGATTGTTAACAGCATCAGCAGATAAACCAGGCTCAAATGACGTCTCAAAACGCTTACCTTTTATTAACCAGACGTAATGACCAGCGAGAGCATTTATTTGCGCAACATCTTCATCAAGACGTTCTGTTATTTCAAAGTACTTACCATCACGTCCACCTGGTCTATCTCTGCCGTATTCTACTAATTGAAATACATCTCCTGATTTTGGCTCTTTATCATATCCAAATGTTGCGTAAAAACCGCTTATATGTATAAATGCTGTTAACTCATCTTCAGAGAGCAAGCCATACTTACTCAACATTAACGCATTATCATTGAGATTAATAGCAGCCAAAATAGTAACAGGTGGTGAGTACTTTTGTAGTGGATCTTCACCGTATAATAAATCTGCTGAAGAAAGCGCGAAATTATTAACATAATAATTAATTTTTTGTCCGTATAAATTAATTAACTCACGCCAATAGTTAGACACGAGAAGACGTTCTGATTCATTATTATCTTTATCAGTGATACGAAAACATTCATTATCCTGAAAGGACATCGGATATATGCTCGTCTCAATACCACCTGTATAATAATCTTTAGTCTCCATTGTTATTATTTCTCAATAATTGGTCTATTCATTAAAGCATCAAATTTTAACGTTACACCAGTATTACCTATCTTTTTAGGCTTGGAAGGATCATATCTTAGCGGTGGGAACTCACTTTCAATTTGCGCTATATCTTTTTTACTTAAAACTACCTTACCGGTCTGCTGGTTCATAAGGGAACTAAGCTTTTGGTTTTTGTGAACAGTCCGGTGCATATCCGGTACAAATTTACCAGGTGATTGAGAGTGTGACGATACGTCGCGGCCTATTGGATGCATATGTCTTTTCTTGACCGGCTCAACACTCTTAGTATTAAAATAATCTTTAAAATTCACAGAAATATTTATACAAAAAAAAGAGCCTTATTTGAGAATAAGGCTCTTTATAATCTATTTTTTGTTATTCTTACTTAAGACCAGCGAGATATTCGCCTACTTTTGAAGCCTTACCGGCAACTTTGTTGTTCTTACCTTTGAGGTTACCGGAATCGGTATCAGAAACAATAGCATGCTTGCCAGTGCTCTTTGAGCTTACTTCATCAGTAACTTTACCTTCTCCGCCACCTTTTGAAGTGAGCTTACCAGTTACATCACCGACTTTATTATTTTTATTCTGCAATGACTCACCTTTACCTTTAAGTTCTTTGATATCAGTAGCTTCACCGAGTGTATCGCTGTCTTCATCTTCAACTTCTTCTTTTTCTTCAGCATCTTCACTCATATCGCCATCCATTGTAGGCTCTTCCTCTACTGCTGGCTCTTCTTCACCGCCGAGAACACCCATTAAAAGATCATGTAATTTTTGTGCTGTTTCGCGATCCATTGTGAGGGTTACGGTATCTTCACCTTCCATCTCACCTTCGCCTTCGCCTTCACCAGGCAGACCAAGGGCTTCAGCATCGTTAACTTCAGTATCATCGAGACGTTCAGACATTACATCTTCGTAAAGCTTATCAAAAATAGATTTGTTCATAAAATTATTTATATTCTGTGTTTCAGTTTTTTCATTATTTTGAGAAAATTTTTTAGGATCAAAAAAGTTATTCTTTTTTGTAGTTTTTGGATCAATAGTTTTTTCTGCAACACCTTCAGCTTCTGCAGGTCCAGAAGGTGATGATACAAACGGTTTTTTACCTTTACCTTTTGTAGATTTCGATTTGTGAGAGGTTTCTACTTGAAAGGTATCTTTTGGTAACGTTACCTTTTCTTCATATAGCTCACCGAGCTGGGTCATTGTACGAGTTAAGTTCATGCATATATATTTATATAGATGGCTACAAAAAAACAAAAAAAAGAGTTTTACTTAGGTAACGAGCAATTACCTACACCTGATGCAACGTTTGATTATGCAGATCACCCGGAATGGGTTATTGACATTGAGAAATGTAGAAAGAATATTTTATATTTCGCAGAAAACTTTTTTTATATAACTAACCTCGACCGCGGTAAAATAAAAATAGAGCTACACCCATTTCAAAAAAGAATATTAAGAGGTCTTAGAGATAATAGATTTGTGGTATTACTTGCTAGTAGACAGATCGGTAAAACGACACTTATGACCATATATGCATTATGGAATTCGTGCTTTTTTGAAGATCAACGCACATTGATTGTTGCAAACAAAGAACAAACAGCAATGAATATATTTAAAAGAGTAAGAATCGCATATGAAAAGTTACCGAACTATCTAAAACCCGGTGTTATGGAGTACGGTAAGACTTCTATGACGCTAGCGAATGGTTCAAGTATAGGTATTTCTACAACGAGTAGTGATGCTGGTCGTGGTGATAGTTGTAACTGTCTGATTCTTGATGAGCTTGCATTTATTGATGATCACCTTGTACAAGATTTCTGGAAATCCGTATATCCTATTATTTCTTCGTCTAAAAAATCAAAAATATTTGTAGCATCAACACCGAATGGTACAGGTAATTTATTTCACGAGCTTTATACTGATGCCGTAGAGAAAAAGAACGATTGGCATGCAGAACGGGTGGATTGGTGGGAGGTACCAGGTCGAGATGAGGCATGGAAAGAAAAAACAATTAGATCACTAGGTGACCGTACTGCTTTTGATCAGGAATTCGGCAATGTTTTCTTACAAAGCGGTGAAAGTGCAGTTGATGAAAAGCTTTTTGAAGAATTACGCACGTATTGTTGTGAACCGACAATTGTTTATGATGAAGGCAAGTATCTATTATGGGATGAACCTAAGCAAGACAGGCTTTATGTAGCTGGCGTCGACGTGAGTGAAGGTGTAGGTGAGGCAGCTAGCGTTGTACAAATATTAGATATAACCGAACTACAAAATATTAGACAAGTCGCAACATTTCATGATAAAACAATAAGTCCCTTTAATTTTACGACAAAATTACATGAAATACTCCAGCATTGGGGGTCACCACCAGCACTTATAGAAAGAAATAATTGCGGTGCGCAAGTTGTCGATCAGTTAAAACATACTCATAACTATGAAAATATCGTAACATACGGTGTAAAAGCTGGCAACCTATCATTTAATAAAATAGGTATTGTAGCCCATACTAATACAAAATATAAAGGTGTTACAAATATGAGATATTTTGTAAACGAGTTAAAAAGCGTGCGTATTCATGACTTACGTACTCTTAATGAATTAAAAAACTTTGTTAGATATCCGAATGGTACATGGGCCGCAAAACCCGGTGGTGATAGTCACGATGATAGAGTCATGAGTTTAATCTGGGCGTTGATTATATTAGAAAATGAAATAGTGGAGAAATACTATGAAATTGAAGAATATGAC